GTATGGCTGAGCAGACAATGTTGCCTTGGATGCATCCCTCTTGTATGCCTTCCTATATGCCTCTGCCTTTGTCTCTCCTAATGCGATGGCATGAGCAAATGCCTTTTGCTTGCTTGTGAGCTTGGGTTTCTTTCCCTCTCCACTACTTAGTAGAGTCTCTATCGGAATGGTATCCAGTCCATCCTTGATCTGCGCGCGAGTTAGTTTTTGTGGCATGGTGTTTTCATGGGTATGAAATAAGAATCCCGAACATAGCAGACCTTACTGGCCTTTGCAAACCAACACGGCCTACCCTTACCTTTTCCCAGTCCATCCGTCTATACCTTTGTAACAACACGAAAGACCTATGAACTACCTCTATTCAATCCTCGGTGTCTCTGCCTTCTTCTTTATCCTCATGACCCTCATTGACTGGGAGACCCGCAAGAGAGACGCGCGACAACGAGCTGAGTGGAACAAAACATCCAGTCCCATCAAACCTTCCACCCTTGGATGGTATTGACCCGCGAGCTTCATCACGCGATGTTTGTCCAGCACCTAAAAATAATTTAAAAAAACATGAATAAAACACTTGACAATGCAGCACATGACATAATGTAATAGCGATTCATGTTTAATTTAACCAAGGAGAAAGCAATGACAGCAACTTTAATCAGCTCACGCAAGGGCTATGAGATCTGGGCTAAGTGGGACGCAGAAGCCCAAGTCTATGAACTGTTCTTTGAGCAAGAGTGTGAGTCCTACACAGGATGGGCAGTCGATTCCCTCAAGGACGCTAAGTCGGCCTCTGAGTACATCATTAACGAAGATATCACACAGGGGTAAACATGATCACCATAACCATTGACACCAATAACTCAGCGTTCTATGACGTCCCTCACGAAGTCGCTGACCTACTGGAGAGAGTAGCCCAGTATTACAGGCTTAACCAAATCCTTCCCGACACCGCCCGCGATTCCAATGGCAATACTGTTTGCCACATCACACAGGACGACCTATGACAAACCTTGAACAGAAGTACATCGAAGCCCAGTTGATCAAGGCCATCCCTCTGCCACCGCAGGATTGTGGACAGATCAAGATCAAACTGTACTCAGAACTCGGTCAGTCGAACTGGCTGAACATTTCCCCCTCAACCCTTAAGAAAATTGAACTGGCCTTATTGGAGGACGCATGAAATATTACCGCCACACAATGACCCTGCGCGAGGAGCTCCTGCACCAACGCAGACAAGAACGAGTGCAAGCAGGGTACGAATTCCTGCTCGCTATGTTTGTCTGCCTCTCTGTCTGCTTTATCAGCGTTATGGTGCTCTCATGACCGAAGCCCAGTTTGTCAAAACCGAACACGAATTGATTGAACTGGGCTATCGCTATGAGCGAGCCCCAGTACAAAGGTCTATTGCCATTCGTCAGACCTTCAGCAATCTACTTCAGCAATACCCCATTTACCGCGACCAATTCATCTATTGGTTTGAGCAAGGCCGCAAAGAAGCAAGGAGCAATTAAATGAACAAGACCCCACACGAAATCGTCCACAAGGAGTCAGGACGCATCATTGGCACCTACCCCACATGGGACAAGGCCTATGAAGCCTATGGCCAACTCGGCTATGAGCAGACTGATCATGCTATCGGTGAAGTCGATACACCCTATCTTGAACGAGTCAGACAGTCTGACGCAGAGTGCAAGGCCTATTTAGGCCGCTATGAGGCTATGAGGATTAACAGGGGTGAGCCCCCAAAAGAGATCACGCGCCAAAGGTTTTGGGAATTGCTCGAAGTCCTTATGCCAGCCGACTGGACGCAAGCAGGGTCAACCGAGTCCTTCCGAGTCATTGAGTGCCAAACAGATGACCTCTTCACATGGTGCGCCCGAATCGGTGATCGCTACTTTGAAATGATCGCGCCAAAGAAAACCTCACACATCCAAATTATCAAACTTGCCAAGGAGAAATTATGAAAGTATTTGAACTAATCGAAAGCCTACAAAAGCTGCCCCCACACTTGGATGTGCTGATCTGGGACGCAGGAAATAGGTCGGGCATTGCAATGGTGGATGACGCATTCATTCATGACGAGCAATACCCATTCGTTGAACTCAACACAGACACAGACGATTAAGGAGAAAACAATGATCAAATCAGAATTACGCCAAGTTTTTGGAAGCCATTTTGTGGAAATTGGCAATGGAAAAGAATACGGTTGTGTGCAAGTCACAGTAGCAAACAACGCATTCACAGTCGCAGTTTTTGACCAGTTTGACAGACCAGTTAAGAATGACGTTTATCCAATCAAACGCAATTTGACTGCGGAAGAAATTGCCTTCATGGAAGCATACCAACGAAGTGTTTCGGATGCCTCCCCAGACATTGTCGAGGACTATTTACGCATGGAAGGTGACGATTTTTACGACAAATATTGCGGTGAATACTACACAGGACTGACTGATGCCCATGGGGTATGGCGTGACGCATTGGCATACGCCAAAGACCCTGCCTATTTCGCAAAGTAACTCCTGAAGCCCTGCGAGTCAGGGTTTTGGGCGGGATTTTCCGCACATTCGTCCTTTAACTTAACTGGAGAAACAAAATGCCAAATTGGTGTGCCAACTCATTGAAACTTGTTGCTACTACTGCTGAGTCTGAGAAGAAACTCGCAGAGATCGTGCAGGAGCTCGCGCGAGCAAAAGCGGCTGGAGAGAGTGCAGAAATTTTTAAACTGATCAAACCCATTCCCGAAGCCCTGATGATCACATCGGGATGGCTTGGCAAGGGTACCCACGAACAGGCCGCCCTTGAGCTCGCACAGGCAGCGAACCTCAAAACCTACGGGTACGCTGACTGGTATTCATTCTGTACTGCCGAATGGGGCACTAAGTGGGACGCTAAAACCGCAGAAGAAGATGTGCCGTACATCCTCGCAGACAACCAAGTGACCATCTTCTTTGATACCGCATGGGCACCGCCAATGCAGATTTACTATGCCCTTGAGGATATGGGATTCAAGGTCGAAGCCACTTACATCGAGCAGGGTGTTGGCTATATCGGTTTCTACACAGACGGGGTCGATACTTGCGAAAAGATGGAACAGTTTTACACCGCAGATGTAGAAACAGACGAAGACGATTTCCCAGTCATTGATCACAAGGTTGACCAGTACTTTGAACGCAATGGTTTCGACCATATGCCCACTAACTTTGGCGGCTGACATTAACAGGTGTTAATGTGAAACTGACGGGAAACTTACAAATGAAAAAAGTAACTATCGAATTTGAATTGCCTGATGGACAAGAAGTGCCAAGGGTCGAAGATATTGTCGCGCTGACCAGTCCTGACTGGCACATTGAATGTTGGCACATTGACGATGTTTTAGACAATCACCAATGGTTGACTAAAGATCAAGCCCGCGAAGTGCTTATGTGGATGAACAAATACCACGATGCCAATATCGGCATTAACTGGGGGTTTATTGAATCAGTAGTGGAAATGAAATTTCCCGAACCAGAAGAGGAAGAAGCATGATCTTGGAAACACCCGACCAAATCCAAATGGCGCGTATGTTGACCCTGCGTAAAGGACTGCAACTTGAGATCAAGGGAATGCGTCATTCGGGCAGGAGCTGCTACTCGATTATTAAAAAAGAATTCGACCTGACTGGGACACGCGCCCAAGTGTTAGAGAAATTTGAACAACTTATCCCAAACCTCAAGGAGATCACAAATGGAAGTCGTTGAACTACAAATATTCCAGTTTCATGAGCTGGACGAGCAAGCTAAAAACAAGGCGCGTGAATGGTACAGGCAGGACATTCATTACCCTTGGTTTGACGAAGCCAAACAGTCTTTAGACGCATTCTGCGATCATTTTGGAATTAGAGTGCGTGACTACTCTTTTGGTGATTATCGGGGCTATGTGAAAACAGATGCAGAACACCGCCACTTCAGAGGGGTCAAACTCTCCGAGCAGGACAGGGACGCAATGCCCACAGGCTTGTGGCTTGACTGCGAGCTGTTCATGTACTTCTATGATCAATTCAAAAGCACAGGGGACGCAAAAACCGCCTTTGATTATGCCCTTCAGAATTTTGTTCAGGCAATAGAAAAGGATGTTGAGCATTACTATTCGAATGAAGCAATAGACGATCACATCCAGATCAATGAATGGTCATTCACCGCAGAGGGCAAGTATTACCCTCATTGGCCTAAATAAACCCTCGCAGGGATTCGGAGACGGCAGCAGTCCCGATTCTCTGCTCAGCATCGTTAAAGTCCTCACCAGCCTCGCCTACCCAGTAGTGCGGGGCTATTTTTTTGGCAGTCGCTATCCCCATTGGGTCATTGTCTGCGATCACCAACGGGTCACGCAGATTCTTAGCGACCTCAAGCATATTCCCTGCTGAGAAACACACATGGATGGTGTATCTTTCCCGAAGATGTTTCATTGCCCTTCGCACCGACATTCCAGTCGCAAACCCCTCGACCAAGATGTTCCTGCCCTTGTTGTCAATGACCAGGGATGCACCTTTTGTGCGCTGACCCGAGAGAAATCGTTTTGTGCCATCCTGAGAGATCAGTTGGCAGCCAACTAAATTACCCAAAACCCTCATGGGCAAAACCAACAGATCATTCCAGATCAATCCCTTGTCCACGAAACCCTTGCGAATTAGGTAGGGGTGTTGGTCTTTAACAGAGTTATTCACAATGTATGCCGCCCTTTGTGCCGCCTTTTTCTGACGCTGTTCGTGCTCTTGTTTGGCAGCCAACATTTTCTTGTGTGCGTTCGGGTCAGGAACAAACGGCTCTTCAGATTTATAAAGAATGTGCTTGTCGTGTACTGCGAAATTGATAAGGGCACCTTTGTGGCCATCGAAAATGTACGCGCCATTCTGTTTTCTTGGATGGTCTTCAGTCCCCACCCTCACCCAACGATCAAGCACTAAGTCTTTTATGAGCAGACCATGAGCTCTTGCAAAGTCTTGAAAGCTCATCTGTTAGCCTTTGATTTTGCCCAAGCAATATTGCGCGACTTGATCCATGAGCTGGTCTTTGTGCTCGTTGCCAACGGGTTTGTGTGAAGCCCCCTCGGATACGCGCCATACCTTTCCTTGTACTTGTGAGCTGCCCAGCCATCCTTGTATCCACGCATACGAGAGAAGTAAATCAGCTCAGAATAGAACTTCTGATTCTCGGTTAACAGCTCGCGCTTGGTTGTCTCTAACTCTGTTAATTCGCCCGGCACATTTAAGACTTGCTTCATGGCCTTTTCAAAGCCACATTCACCACAAATTCGGTCAGGCCAGACCCATAAAGCACCACAAGCAGGGCACTTTGAGTCCTTCTTTTCCTTCTCTGGCGGCTCTTTCTTCGCTGTTTCTGCCCCGTTTGTGAGCTCTGTCACGCCTTCCTCAAACAAAGTGTCCCATTCTTTGCGGAATCTCAGGTAGTTTCCTGAGTGATCAAGCCACAAACCAAAGTCTTTGCCATCGTAAGGACGCATAATCCGCCCCATTTGTTGTACATGACTGCTAAAAGACTTGGAAAACGGCCTCGCAGACACCCCTATCATCACATCAGGGACGTCAAAACCTCTAGTCAGTATGTCAGTAGCCACCAGACCATGGATTAGCGTATCTGGACGCGCAAAATCCTCGATTGTTTGGGCTTTGAACTCATCATCTTCCTTGTAACTGATTGAAACAAAGTTATATCCGGCCATACCAAACTGGCGAACCAAGTCCCTGCCGTGCTCAACTCCCGAGCAAAACACAACAGTCTTCCTCGGCCTACCAAACACTTGCATGGTCTTGTTGATCCACTCCTGAACAATATCCCCCGTGATCTTCATGCCTCGGTGAGCTACCTCATCAGCAGACCATTCGCCAGCCAACTTCTTTGCCCCAGTCATGTCAATCTCTTTGGCGATAAAGATCTTTAACGGTGTTAACCACTTGTCCTCGATCAGCTCACCAGTAGGTTTGGCTCCAACCACATTCGTGTACACATCTCCAAGGCCATTCGTAAAGGGAGTGGCGGTCAGGCCAACCACTTTCATCTCTGGGCGATCTTTGATGAACTGGACGATCTGCTTTCTCTGAACGTGGCACTCGTCAATGATCAGCATCGAGACTTCGGGAAAGTTTTCTCGCTTTTCTAAAGTCTGTGCGCTGCAAACCTGAATCTTCTCGTAAGGACGATAACGCCAATGGTCTGCCTGCATCACCCCATGAGGGATTTTGTAGTTCCCAAGGCGCGTACTGGTCTGGTTGACCAACACAATCCGGTCAAGAACCATGGCAACATTCTTGGATTGCTTGGCTTGTTCGAGCATGATGGCCATGGCCACCTCAGTTTTCCCAAAGCCAGTTGGAGCATATAACAACTGGCTTCTGTGGCCATCTAGAAACCCTTGGGCGAGCTTCTCCACAACTTCCGCTTGGTGCGGTCTTAATTCGAGCATTTGATTCTCCTGCTGGGATACCGCCCAGCTTCGGGTTTAAGCCTTTTCTGCCTTCTCAGCACGTTTCTTCCAGTAGTTGACTTGCTTGATCATCTCAGCATTCTTACTCTGGAACTCATTACGGGACTGGGTCATTGTTCGGAGTTGGAACTCCAGGTCTTTGACTTGCTCGCGCAGCTCTTCAATCGTCTGCTTAACTTCCTCACGGGCTTTCTCTGATACTGGCAATGACTTGACAGCCAACATATCCTTGAGCTTTGCGTTCTCCTCTGCCAACGCTGTGTGCTCGATGGCCATCTCTTGGAGCTTGTCCTCTTCGGTGTACTCAGGCTCTGGAGGGGGAGCTACTGGCCGGCCTGCCTTGGATACGTCCATCTTGCGGCCATTCTTGTCAACGCGAGTGGCCTTCTCAAGACCCAAAGCCTTACGAACACGGCCAACAGTCATTGACGATACATCGCAGATGATTGCAATCTCTGTGTCTGTCTTCTCTCCGAGCTCAATATCCTCAAGGGCGAGCTGGACAACGTAACGGCGCTCATCTGGTGAACGTGGCTTACCATGCTTACCATTGGCCTTTAGACAAGCTAAAAAGGCATCGCGTTTGGTGCCTTGATTGATGTTGGCCTCGATCTCTGTGAACCCAGCGCGTTTGTGTGCATGGAATCTGTGGAAGCCATCACTAGGCCAGTAAGACTTGCCATCAAACCACAAATCAATCGGGGGGAACTTGTCTTTGCCTTCGAGCAAGATCTCTGTGTAATGCTGAACCATTGGCTCGTCAATCTCTTTACGGGGCTGAGTGCCACCGTCTAAACGAATCTTCTGTAGTTGAACTTTCATTGCTTTCCTTTGTTTGGTGTTCTTCTTGATGCTCTGCCAGCCCAGCAGGCCGCGCAATGCCACTTTGTGTGGCTTAACTGGATACCACCCTCTGGCGGCTTCATTTCATTACAACTGGTGCACTCCTTATGTTGATGTACCGGCTGCTTACTGCCGATTGATAGTTGTTGTTTTGCAAATCCATTCACTTCTTCATACTCCTTATGTAAACGGTGAAACTGTCTATTGTGTCCTGACCAAAGACGGTCATCTTCTGAATCTCTAAAGCCACCTCCTCCAGCACTTGGTTGCGCTGTGAAGGTGATACATATATCTCGTTCTCTAATTGGGTTTCAACCATCTGACGTTTACGCCAGACCAGCGCCTTCTCCCATATGCTTAAATCCAACTTGGACATGGAATTCCTTTCATTTCTGGAAATGCTTTATCTACGATTGCTTGAATTCTCTCGCGAATAATTCGCTTCTCTTCTGACGCCCTGATGATGGGCATCACAATCCATCTGTACTGGTTGTTAGCCTTAATCTTAGCCATGATCCGGCGGCGGTTAGTTCTAATCTTCAAGTGTTTTTCTCCTTCAACTTGGCCTCGATGGCTTCGGCATAAACTTTAAATGTCGGTGGCATCTTGTACTGGCTCATTAACAAATTGACCGCAGTAGCAGCATCAACAGATCGCAAAGCTTCAAGCCTTTCTGCATCTGTCAAACCCACCCAAGGGCGAACGTAGTCTTGAATGTCATCGTCATCCATACGCTTATTGAAGTGATACGGCTGACCCTTCTTTCTCTCTATCTCACGCTCTAAACGCTCGAACTCGTCATCTTCATCGGTGTGAATCATGCTTCCTCCTGTAGTGATATTGGAATGTAGAAACAAGCTTTGCTCTTGCTGTCCTGCACATTAACAAAGCCGTTACCGCGCGTCTGCTCTGGGTGATCTAACCAGCGCTTGCAGTTCTCGCACTTGTCGCTCGGACTGACTGGCTTACAACGGGTGTATTCACTTGAAAGGGGCGTCATGCTTCCCTCGCTTTCATCATGGCGTCTGCCATCTTGTATGCGTTCTTTGCGTATTCATCAACCCACGATACGTGGCTTACTTCCTTACTAACAATTGCTTGCATAGCCTTGGCCGCAAAGTAATCCCTGAGATCCATGCCGCCTTCACCGCCTACAGCTGTGACACGCGCTTCATTGTTAATGCTGAATGTGGGTGTTGGAAATGCTTTCATGCTTGCCCCCTTGTCTGAATGGCGTCATATGCCTCCTCCAATACCATCAAATGTTTAGGTTGGTACCAGCTACAAATCTTTTCTTTTTCTTTAAACGTCAACAGCTCAACTTCAACTGGTGGATATTTTGGGTCGGTGTTGTACTTGATGCGTGTGATAACGCCAAACAAGTCTTTGGGTAGCGGTCCGAATGAATCGTGGATGTAAACCAAGTCTCCAACTTTCATGCTTGTCCCCTTGCTCGGATGGTTTCGCCAATCATTCTTGGTGTCCAACCACAATGTTCATCACACAACTTTGAACACGCCTCACGCTCATGCTGTGCTACTAGCTTGGCAAAATCTTTAACTTCTTGATGGCACATGAAGCCAGCATCAAGCAAAAACCCTAATCCAGCTTGTTTAGCCATCTCAATGATTTCATCTTGTGTCATACGCGACTCCAGACTACAACAATCCCAACAATAACTACCAGTATCGCAATGACAACAACAGGCCAAAATGGCTCTTTACCATATGGTCCACTGATGGGATCGCAGTCACAGTTAAACGCTTCGTGCATCGTGCGTGGAAAACGCTTTGTCGTATCGTTCATACCTACCTCCTGTGTTAAGAATATAACTCATGAATCAATCACAAGTCAACTGTTATGTTACCAACTAAAAGCCCTCTTACCCGTTGACCCTCCCTCCCCCACTGGGAGGCTAAAGGACCAACGTCTCTTTATCAAGGAGCTATGCCCAGTTGTTAAGTGAGCTACCGGCCAGCCAAGCCGCCCTCCCCTGAGATCCCGATAAGGTCAGTTTTCACCGGCCTTAACGATCAACTCCCAGCGTACTAGGGTATGTGTCTTTACGACAGCCTTGTTTATCCCGTTCGATTACTCTACTAGGAGGTGCGGGTCACACCGAGGTTCTGTGTTTCTTGAGTTCAGCCCATACAGGCCATTAGCTAACGCGCTCTGACGGCTACGTAGTGGGGTGGAACTAGGACTGCTCACATGAAGCAGTGGTTTTTAGCATTTCGTCCGCTAATTTTAGGAACTGCCGGCGCTAACCCGACACACAATCCCAGTCTCAAAACAAAAAAGCCACTTACAACTGCCCCGTAGTGGTTCCCCTGTACGGGGCGAGGCAGATGTAAATGGCTTCAAAGTGTTGACCACTACGACAACAGCTCGTTTATATCAAAGATATTTGCGTTGCGCAATACCCTATGAAAAAAAAGTTGCAGGGCAAGATGTGTGCAGTCATGGCTCGTTGCACACCCACGGCCTAAAAGCCCTTATCAAAGGCACTTAGGTTGAACCACTAAGGTTTCCAGTTATTCCCCTGCATGGGAAACTCCACGGGACGCATTTGCGTTTCGTCTTCTCAAGACTCATCAGCCGTGTTAGTTGTTGGTACTCGCTGCGTCTGTGATTGCAAAACGGGACGGAGTTGCACCGCGACCTGACACCCGCACAGCATCCGCTTTTCCAACACGGCTGGGCACTGGCGAGAAGGGGACGAGGCTTAGTAATCCTTACCCGACTCTACACTGATAGCGTAACTCGCTCCATGCCTATGACTCAGTGCCCATGCGTGTTGACATTAACAATGTTAATGTGGAAAAAATCCCCCAAGTGATTAGCTCGGGGGCTTAAAACAAAGGAGAGTGGCAACTGCAAAGAAGCCGGTGCCATTCTACAACTCAATCCCCGTAGAATGCAATCAGAGCTGCATCAGCATACGCTTGGCCAGCTCCCTTTTGATCAAGAACACGCCATTCAGGCCATGTTTGAATGGCCAGCGTCCTTGCGGCATCTTTATCTTTACCCGTCAGCCCCGCGCGCTTCTTCCATAATTGAGGTGTCACCATCGTCACAGGTATTTCAAGAGCACCAAGTACACCTTGAACTACACCAGCCGAGTGCCCAAACGAAAACATCGAGGCTACCCCTTGGCCAGGCATACTGCTCACCAGCTCGACATACGCATGAATTTTATATTTCTCACGCATTTCACCTTTAATGAAAGCCGCTAACGCAGAAGCATTTACACGATTAGCTGCACCCATTTTCATGGTTGGCATTCTCCTACTACTAACTGGAGTTCCTTGAAACAAAACAACTAATGCACCAGACAGGCCGGGGTCTATTCCAATTTTCAACATAATTTTCCTTCAAAGGTATTGCAAGACATGAATTAATGTGGGTACAATGTGTTGCCCAGTACATTTATTCTAACCGAAATGAACACCCAGCTCTACAGACATTTTGACGAGAACAATAACTTGCTCTACGTTGGCATCTCTTTGAGCACGTTTAATCGATTGAGCCAGCACAGGGATCACTCTGAATGGTTCAAGAAGATTAAGAACGTAACCATTGAGCACTTTGCTACACGCGAAGAGGCTATGGCCGCAGAGCGCAAGGCAATCAAATCAGAGGCTCCTAAGTTCAACATTGCTATGCGTAAGACCATGGCCGAGATTGAAAAGGAAGAGAGGGAGCAAAAGAGGATTACCCAGCTTGCAATGGCAGAGAAGTTTAAGTTGGTTCAAAGGTATGTAGAGCACCAATTGGCATACAAGCTCAATGATGTTAGACAAATTTTGAACATAACAAGCAACGAGCTGAACCGCCATATTGCAGAAGGCCGGCTCTCTACCTTTGAGGTTGAAGGAAGAATGTCCACCAAAACCAATCAGATCATGATGAAGACCATGGTTAGCGGCTGGGCACTGATTGATTTCGTTAACTATTTGGAAAACAAATGATCATCACAAACAAATACAACTTACCACAGACCTTCGTGAACATCATGAAGCGGCCTACCTACTCTAAGGGCAAGGCCAACATCTCAGCGACTGAGCTGCTGAACTCACCGCGCATTGTCCAGCTACGCAAGCTACACGAAGACAAGATCGAGACAGACGTTACAGAGATGGTCTGGTCTATCTTTGGCACGGCCATCCATGGTGTCTTGGAGCACGGCAAGGACGAGAACCACCTGATCGAAGAGCGCCTACACGCTAACATTGATGGCTGGTCTATCTCTGGTGCTATTGATCTTCAGATTGTTAATGAGGACGGCACAGTCACTATCAACGACTACAAGACTACGGGCGCTTGGTCTGTGATGAATGAGAAGATTGACTGGGAGTATCAGCTCAACATCTACGCTTGGCTTGTGGAACACGTTAAGAAGACCAAGGTTTCCAAGCTTGAGATCGTGGCTATCATCCGCGACTGGTCACGCAGAGATGCAGGCATCAAGGCCGGCTATCCCGATGCGCCGATCAAGGTGATCCCGATCCAGCTGTGGCCAATGGAAGAGCGCGAAGCCTTCATTCAGAAACGAATTAAAGAACACTCCAATGCTCTATTTGACTTGGAGACAGGAGATGAACTGCCGTATTGCACACCCAACGAGACTTGGGAGAAGCCAACGACATACGCAGTGAAAAAGATTGGTAACGTCAAAGCTAGGAATGTTTGCGCTACTGATGAGGAAGCTCAAGCCAAGTTGGCTGAGTATGGGAAGGATTACGAGATAGAAGTTAGACAGGGTGAGAGAACGCGATGCGCGAACTTCTGCTCTGTGAACGCCTACTGTAATCAATGGAAGGAATACCAAGCCTCCAAAGAAAACTAATGGTACACTGTGCGTTATTGTACAAGGAGTTGACATGGCAAAAACGCGCAATGAACCACCAAGTTTTGATGTTAGAGAGGTGTTTGACTATGCAGATGGAAACCTACTTTGGAAACAGCCCGGTCGCGGAAGAAAGATTGGCGCTGTTGTTGGAAGTTTGATGTTGAATGGGTACATCAGTTTGAACGTAAAAGGCCGGTACTTTTATGTACATAGACTGATTTACTTTTTCCACACAAACAAATGGCCAGAGTTAATTGATCACATTGATTGCAACAAATCAAACAATCGAATCGAAAACTTAAGGGAGGTGAGTAAATCAGAGAACGGATTAAACACAAAAGAACTTAGGAAGAACAACAAGTCTGGATTTAAGGGTGTGTACTGGAGCGTCATAGCAAAAAAATGGGTTGCTCAATACACATCAAATCGAAAGACGATTTATCTTGGCGGTTTTGACGAACCAGTTAAAGCTGCCAAAGCAATCAAAGAGTATTTATCAACCAAGGAGTAATTTATGGATCAGCAAGAAACTAAAAAACGCACCAGCGTATCACTTAACGACATCGAGGCAAAAGTCAAACGCACCGCATACACGGTGTTGCCAGACACAACCACCACGATATGCCAGTTGTTTATGGAAAACGGCTACGTCATTCTTGGCACCAGTGCCTGCGTTGACAAGTCGAAATACAACCAAGCGTTGGGCGAGAAGTATTCTTATGAAGACGCAATCAACAAAGCATGGCCACTCGAAGGCTATCTGCTTGCACAAGAACTTTTTGAGGAGAAAGCCTGATGGACGATTTACTACCTATTTTATTAGTGGGCTGGGTTATCGCATCTTGGATCACTCACATTGTCGTATGCCTTAAGACAGCGTCTTGGGGCTTTTTAATCGCAGGAGCAATCCTGTTCCCGATTGCTTGGATCCACGGCACACTCGTGTGGTTCGGTGTTGTTTAAGGAAAACCATGTCTGTTCATAAAAAACTAATGGCCGCTCGGGTCAAGCTTCAGTCTATACAGATGAAGAAGTCTGGCCTAAACAAGTTCGCCGGCTACTCATATTTCGAATTGGGTGACTTTATCCCTCACGTTCAGACCATCTTTAACGACCTTGGCCTGTGCGGTGTGGTGTCGTTTAGCACCGAGTATGCCCAGCTGTGCATCACAGACGTAGAAGACGGCACAGTGGTTGTGATCACCAGCCCAATGGCAGAGGCCAACCTCAAGGGCGCTCACCCAATACAAAATTTGGGCGCCACTTTGAGCTACCAACGCCGTTACCTTTGGATGGCCGCCATGGAGCTCGTGGAAGGGGACGCTATTGATTCAGCGCCTCCTGTAGAAGCTCCAAAGGCAGAACCCAAGCCAAGCCCTGTCCAGCCTCTAAAACCGCCTACAAAGCACGTTAAAGGCCGAGTAGACCCCATTCCACCCCAGCACGTTGAGCCAGACGCTTGGACTATCCAGATTGACGCCCCTGATGATGAGACATGGGTTGACATGATGGTAGAGGCCAACAAGCTCAAAGTCAGCATGGCCACCAACGCAGACCAGCTCAAAGAGATGTTCCAAGTGAACAAAGCTTTGTATGGAAAACTCAAAACACTTAACCCAGCTGTCTATGCAGACGTCATGGACGGTTTCGCAGCGGCTAAACGATCATTTTTTTAAGGAGTAAATATGGACTATCCAAATCGCGGTACTTTGTGGAACAACAGCTACAAAAAGGAAGGATCACAACAGCCAGACATGAAGGGGGACATCAAGCTTGAGCTGGACTTGGTGAAAGATCTGTTGGAAAACGCAGAGTCAGACCACGTTGTTATCAAGATGAGTGCATGGCTGGGCAAGGACAAAGACGGCAATCGCAAGATTAGCCTCCAGCATGACGGTTACAAGCCTGCAGCGGCCTCTAGCGCGAAGGACCCATGGGATGACTAAAGCCAAACAGAAATCCCACGCTGAGTGGGTGAAGATCTGCAGCAACCTAAATAGCGCCCTTGAATCGCAAATGCAGGATGAAGCCAAGCTTCGCGCAGTTATAGACAACCTTGAAGAACAGATTGGCAAGCTGGAAGAACAGCTGACCATGTCTGTAGGCGTTATCAAATACTTGGAGTTACAAATTGCCAGATCCAATACAGTTCGAAGCGATAAAAACAGGGCTTAAGCAATCCAAGGACGGCTATATGCTGTCTTTGGCTGTTCACCCTGACGAGCTCCACAACGACCTCATGCGCGACTTTGTAGGCTCGCGCTACGTTGTTGTGATGGTGCGTCTGGGTGATGATGAACAACCGATGAACCGCGAACATGAGTTTCCTGGCGATCATGCGGTAAAGATGGCCGGCATTCTTTGCCGTGATCCAGAGTTTTGGGAGTGGCTACACCAAAAAGAGTGGCTGATGGAGAAGAATGAGAAGGCTTGTGCTGAGTGGGTAGCGTCCTACTTGGACATAGAGTCTCGCAAAGAGCTGAAAACCAACGAAGAAGCCCGTCATTTATTTAACCAATTACGAACTAGCTTCGAAGCTTGGAGGAAAGCATGAAGAAACTTATCCCTTACAGCGTCTACTTACCTGTTGAGTATCACGACAAAATCAAGGAGCTGGCCAAACAGCGTAAAGCATCTTCCATGGTGCGTGACGCTATTTGCATGATCGTTGATGGTGACGATACCTTCAAGTCTGGGTATAACAAGGCGCTGAAAGACTGCATCAAAGAGATTGATGCCTGCAAAGAGATCGAGCACATTGCCGTTCGCGGTAAGTACTTGGCCGATGTGCTGGCCGATCAGATCAAAGAACTGGAGATGTGATGGACGATATTACAGACAAAGAGATTGACCAGATCAATACGCTGGCAGACAAGCTGATGGCCGTTGTCATGAACGCAGAGATGGACCATCCTGAGATTGCCATCACAGCTCTTGGCCATGTCGCAAGCATGATCGCTCTTGAGCTGAAGATGCCAGAGGGTGCGTTTTTGTTTTGCATGGGCCACTCTTATCAGACTGTTGTTCAGATGGACAAAGATACTGAGGTTCACTGATGGAGCACGATACCAATCTACGTGATCTGGCGTCTATGTTTGCCTTGGCCGGCCTCATCATCCGAAACAAGGAAGGTGAGAATCTGGCCGAGACAGCTCATGAGATTGCCGACCAATGGCTACACGCCCGTAACAAAGAACCCGAAGAAGGTTTGGCTGCGATCAAAAAGGGGAAGCGCAATGTCAGAAAACATGAGGATCTACGGTAAACGCTATTGTGCTACTTGCGAGCACTCTAAACCCCTAGACCACGGCAAACTTGTAGACCCAAAGAGCAATCGCTGGGTGTGCTTCGACTGTAAACCAAATGTACCGAAACGAAAAACTACTAAAAGCCGCAAGACTTCTGCCGTGCCAACACTGCGGAGCGAATGACGGTACTGTCGTGGCCGCACACAGCAACCAGCTCAGAGATGGCAAAGGCCGAGGACTCAAGGCTCACGATTACCGAATCGCGTCCTTGTGTTTTAGGTGCCACAGTGACTTAGACCAAGGCTCTAAGATGGATAAAGCCCAGAGAGTTGAGATGTTCGAAGCAGCTCACCGTAGTACAATAGGAGCCATGTTTGAACTTGGAATACTGGTAGTCAAATGAAACCTGTTGATATTACTGGCCAACGTTTTGGTCGCCTTACAGCAATAGAGCCGTCACACGCAACACCGCAAGGAACCGTGTGGCGGTTTTTCTGCGACTGTGGATCTGAATACTTGAAGTTGGCTAAAGCTGCAAAAAACCCAAAGGCAACAAAACAAAGCTGCGGCTGCTGGCAAAAAGAGATCTGGGCAACCAGAATGAAGACATTGAATCTTCGTCATGGTATGACCGACACTCCAACATGGAAATCATGGATAAGTATGCTGGACCGTTGCAACAATCCCAACGCACCAAAGTTTCATCACTATGGCGGGCGGGGCATCAAGGTTTGCGAAAGATGGAGCAGCTTTGAAAACTTCTTTGAAGATATGCAAGAAAGACCAGCAGGCAGAACCCTAGACAGAATTAACGTCAATGGCGATTACTCTCCGGATAATTGCCGCTGGGCAACTCACAAAGAGCAACGCGCCAATAGACGTTAGGCACATCGCAAAACTCTGGGTTTATTCTTTGAGCAGGGGATTATTGGACCCGTCTGACTTCTTCGTTGTACGCTTTCATCAGGGCATCACGTTTTTCTTTCTTAAACTTGATGTCCTTCTCGGGCGCTTCCTTCTTAACCAACGCGCGAATCTCTCGGTTGTACTTGGCAACCTCATTCTCAACGTAGTTAGCACGGTTAATGAGCCTGACTGTCGCTTCTTTGTTTTCCTTGCGATAGTCGTTCACATCACCCTTACGCTCTTTGATCCGCTTGATAGCACCCTCATGCTCAGCCATGGCCTTGACGTTCTTGTAGAACTTATCAGCCACAGCAGAAGGCTGATCCAGACCGCCATACAGCTTGCCGGCAATAGGCACTGAGTAGGATGGAGTCTCTTCTCCCTCAATCTTGTTACCAATGTAGCGAACGACCTTGGTGATCTCACGGCCAACACCACCAGCGTACTCTTTTGCGATGTAGTCTAGTTGGTCAGCTGTAGGACTGATCTTACCGATGCCGTCTTTGCCACCGCCTGTGATGTAGTTCAAGCCATAAGCCAGAGCTTTACTCAAGCTAGTAGCGTTATCACGGCTGCGCTCCCAACCTGGGGTCGGCGTTGTCTCGCGGCTTGGGCGTGAGATTGGACGGCCAAACGCATCTTTGTTTGTTGCAAGCACATTAACAAATGGATCAAAGATGGTTGGTGTGATCAGGTTAGCAGCACCGCCAGCACCCAACGGATTAAACATATCAGCC